ATTAGGCCTACCGTGCCCTGGTAAATCAGAATGGGTTCAGAGACGCGCACAATGCCCTGGCCGATGTCAACGCTTGCGCAGACATCTTCTGGACTCTGGTAGATTCGGAAGTCATCAAACTCGGAGACCTACATGACAACGCGAGTGAAGTTGCAGTCGGCCCAGAATAACAAAGGTCTACGCCCAGCTGAAGGGTTCATCTTCGAGTCCGGCAAGACCTACGTTCACTCCGTTGGACTGTCGTGCGCCTTCAGGCAATGGCGGGCTAAGTCCCACTGTAGGTTCTTACACGGATACTCGCTACAGGTGACCTTTACATTTAGGTCCCAGAACCTATCATACGAAAATTGGGTCGTCGACTTCGGCGCCCTCAAATCACTGAAGGGCTGGGTGGAGGATTGGTTCGACCACAAGACCCTCGTCGCCGAAGATGATCCCCATATTTCCACGTTTAGGGATATGCAGGCTCGTGGAATGATCGAGATGCGCGAGTTGCCTCACGTTGGGATGGAGGCCTTCGCGATGTATATCTATCACTTTGCAGAGCAGTGGCTCATCGACAACGGTTTCAATCACGCAACCCTCGAATGTGTAGAGGTCAAAGAACATGAGTCAAACTTCGCCAGATACCGTCGAAACAGCTGAACCAGGACCTAAGCCATTTCCAGGTGGATACAAAAAGGTAGACAGCCGCCCCAAGAAGCTCCCTGTCATGGAGATCTTCGGCCCTACAATCCAGGGCGAAGGTGCAATGGCTGGTATTCGTACCACGTTCATCCGCTTCGGTCTGTGCGACTACAAGTGCGTGATGTGCGACTCCATGCACGCTGTGGATCCCAAAAAAGTGAGCGCAAACGCCCGCTGGATGATTCCCCACGAGATCGTAGCAGAGTGGGACCCTCTTATGGACGGGTGTAACTGGGTCACCTTCTCCGGCGGGAATCCAGCCATGCACGATCTCACTGAGCTGGTCGACATAATCAAGTGGAACACCGGTCTGAGGTACAAGATCGCCGTCGAGACGCAAGGCACCCTCTTGCCCTCGTGGCTGCACCGGTGTGACAACGTTACAGTGAGCCCCAAGGGCCCCGGAATGGGTGAACAATTCGAGGAGGACAAGTTCAATGAGTACCTCCGTCAGTTCGTGAACCATAAAGGGTTCAATGTCAAGGTAGTCGTGTTCTCGGCGGCTGATCTGGAGTTCGCTCGCTACATCAACTCCCAGATGCAGGAGTGGGGGCTGGAAGATCAGATGTACCTCTCACTTGGGAACCCATGGCCTCCAGGCAAAGAGTCTGAACTCAGCGGACTCAACGAAGGCGCCTACGAATTCATCGGGGACACGGATCGCCTCAAATTGAAGCTGCTTGACGAGCACCGTCAGATCATCGAGGATCTCATGCAGATCCCCCACTTGCGAAATGTTCGTGTACTGCCCCAACTGCATGTTCTATGGTGGGGCAACAAACTGGGGGTCTAGCAATATGACCGACGCTGGTGGATTTAGAGGAACGAGGAGTCTAGGGATGGGAAAGTTCGTACCAACGTGTCCTGCACGTTTCTACAAGGAGTTTGAAACCTATGGGTACTCCCCACCTACGGTTCTACTGCTTGCACATGATGTGGTCGCCGATCCTCTATACGAGGAGATCTTCCGGCGTGACTGGTTCGATCAGACTACCATCATCATGGATAATTCGTTGGTGGAGTTGGGGCACGCAGCAGACATCGACATGGTAGAGAAGGCTGCAAAGATGGTTGGAGCCAACATCGTGGTCCCTCCCGACGTAATGGGAGACGGCATCGCGTCGACTCGAGTCACCATGGAAGCATGGCCCACATGGCAGAAGAGGTTCAAGGGAGCCGCACTGATGCCACTCATCCACGGGTTCACCTTCAAGGAGTGGGTACGCTCCGCTGAGATGCTTGCTACCTTGGAACCCGAGTGGGTAGGTATCCCTCGTATCACCGAAGATGTTCTGGGACCCAAGGAGAATGTGCATCGGGGTACTCTCGTTGGGATGGTCCGTGCACTCATGCCCAAGGCGAAGATCCATCTGTTCGGCTTCTCGAACTACATCCACTGGGATCTCATGTCAGCGGCTCATCCTGAAGTGAAGGGGATCGACTCCGCAGTTCCGTTCAGACTCAAGACCAAAAACATTCTGTCGGAGGATGCAGGCCCTCGTGGACATTGGTGGAAGTACGGCAAGTTCGATCCCCAGTGCATCGAGACGTGCAAACTGATCGACGAACACATTGAAAGGTTCCCATGGTAGAGGCGACTCCTATACGCCCTCGTAAAGGCGGCTGTGAGAACTGTTTCTACCACACCCCCAAGGTAGGATCAAAAGGGCCTAGGGACAGCCCGTTTGTCATCGTGGGGGAGTCCCCTGGGATCGAAGAAGTAGTGTCAGGGCTGCCTTTCTTCGGTCCCAGTGGGACAGTTATTGATGAGGCGCTCCTTCGACAAGGCGGGGCCTCTGTACCTGAACCGTTCTGGACCAACGCTATAAACTGTCTTCCGTCCCAGAAATCGGCGGAGAAGCAAGCAGCTGCCTGTATCCGCTGCCGTCCACGTCTACTCGCGGAGATCCGTGCACACCCACGTAAGGTGATCTTGGCCCTGGGGGGTAATGCCCTCATGACCCTCACGAATCAGTTCGACCTGAAGATCACGAAAGAAAGGGGGAAGCTCTTCCGTTCCGACTTGGCTGAGGTAGGCATCGTAGCTGCCGTGCATCCTGCATTCCTGCTCCGTGGCGGGGGCAACTGGCAACAGTTCGAACGTGACGTCAAGTACGCTGTCGATCTCGTTAGAGAAGGCGAGCAGGCATTTAAGCTCCCCGATGGCACTGTATACCGTATCTTCGAGACTCCGGAGGAGGTAGCCGACTTTGCTCAGGAACTAAAGACAGAGAGGCCAAATGACTACGTTGCAGCCGACGTTGAAACCGAAGGACTCACTCATTGGCGTGACAATCTCCTCTGTCTGGGAATTCAACACGCTCCTAAGTTGGCTACGATTATCCCCGAGCATCTGGTCACAGATGATCTGTTTCAGAACAGTAAACGGTGGGTCTGGCACAACGGAAAATTCGACATACGAGTGCTCCGTTACCGTGGGTTCCCCTCCGCTCGTGTGGACGAGGACAACATGCTCCTCAACTACTCCCTCAACGAGAAGAGAGGTATCCACGATCTTGATCAAGTGGCCTCTGACTGGCTAGGCTCCACGAATCACAAGGGGATGATCAAACCGTACCTGCACGGCAAGATCCTAATGCCTGACGGAACGAAGAGGAAGAAGCATTACGGTGACATCCCCAAAGACATCCTATATCGGTATCTAGCATTCGACCTGCGTGATACGTATGGGCTCTTCCCCGTCCTGCGTCCCAAAGTTGCCAGCGATCACTCTCTGGAGAAGCTGTACACCAAAACCTTGATACCCGCCTCGGAGCTCCTAGTAAAGGTCGAGCTCAACGGTATGACCGCTGATCAGGAGATGATGCTCGCTAATGAAAAGCGCTTGATGGGCAACTTGGCTCGTGCAGAGCGTGCATTCAACCGTATTGCAGTCCTCAGGGGGTGGACAGGTGGCGAGTTGAACCTCCGCTCTTACCAGCAGATGCAGGACTACCTGTACAAGTTCCTGAAGCTCCTGCCTAAGCCCGACTCGTCGACGAATGAGGACACTCTACTCTCGATTCCACGACGTCCTTCCCCTACGAAGTACGGGAAGATGCAACCGGATGTCCGTATCCTCCTACGTCACCGTGAGGCAGCAAAGCAATATGGCACGTACATTAAGAACATGTGGGCGAAAATATCGCCGCAAGGTAAGATCCATCCGACGCTCAAGCTGGCGGCGACGGCCACAGGTAGGCTGGCAGGAGAAGATCCTAATCCGCAGAATATCCCCCGAGATCCTCGTATTCGTGGACAGTTTGTTCCTCGGTCAGGGTACGCTATTCTTGAGGTGGACTATTCTCAAGCAGAGCTCCGGTGTCTTGCCCTCCTTAGCAGGTGTCCAGACCTCTGTGCCATCTTCGATGCAGGTAAAGACCTTCATGTTGAGGTATCCATAGAGCTCTTTGGTCCCCAGTTTACGCATGAGGACAAGATGGCGGCTAAGACCGTCAACTTCGGAATTGTGTACGGTCGAACAGCTCCGTCCATTGCCAATGATCCTGTCCTGAACAAACACCGTAACATCTCGGTGGAAGAAGCCCAGAGCTGGATCGATGGATGGGCCAAACGGTTTCCCGGTGCGTGGAATTACATTCAGGAATGCAGGATGGCTCCTGTACGGAACCAAACGATGGTCACCGTCTTCGGTAACAAGAAGCGTCCTGGTGTAGTGTCTCGTGAACGACTCTTCGGGTTACAGAATGAGGCAGCTAACTTCCCCCATCAGAACATAGCCTCCAACATCAACTTGCATGCAGCGATCAAGCTGTTCGATCCGCTCCGTACGGTATACGATACGCATATCATCAACTTGGTGCATGACTGTATTGTGACGGAGACTCCCTTCGGCGTCTTCCAGGATCCCACGAGAGCACAAGAGCACGTTATCACCACAGCCAAGTTCATGGCCAGTATCATGGAAGCTGAGGCTCCACTCTGGGGGTTGAAGCGCATACCGTTCAAAGTCGAGCCTGAGTTCGGATTCCGCTGGGGAAACGTTCTCAAGTTCAAAGACATCGCCCGAGATTACGGAGGTAACTTCAATGCAGTGCCAGATCAGATCGCCGCTCATTAACACCAGTCGCACAAAAATATTTTCGAATTCGGGTCAATTGCCTCTTGCTTTCCACAATAGACTGTAGTATAATATAGAAGCATACAAAAGGGACCACAGAGGTCAAAAACACTACACAAGCAGGAGATACACATGGCAACACCTACCACAAAGAATGCTAACGGGAAGATTGCACTCCCGTGGGGTACTGAAGTCAGTCAGCGGTATAAGTACACCAAGGTATATTGGCATCTCTCCAGAGCGTGGAATGGACATCCAGCTCCGAACTACACCGTCTGTGACGCTCTGGACGATGTATCCCTCATCCTTCGGAACACTGATCCGAATGCTCCACTGGCTCGTATTACAGGCAATCTGAAGGATGATGTCGTCACCTACGGTTCGAAGGCGGCAAAGAAGAAAGCAGTAGCCGCTCAAAAGTAACCCACACACCACCACCACTCAATAACAACGTAGACCAACAACGGACGAACCCTCATGTTAGATCAAGCTGCTCCTGCCCTTCCCGTCTTTGTAGTGGACCCCCAGATTGAAGCATTCGAGGCCCAGGTGTATGACACACCACTCATCCAGGATGTACTCAAGAAGTACCTATACAAGGCAGACAATGAAACTCTCCCCCATCACATCTATCGCCGGGTGGCAGCTGCTATAGGGAACTCCCCAATTGAGAGCAACCCCCAGGTATCCAAGATCTTCTATGAGCTGATGAATAAACGGCTGTTTGTACCTGGCGGCAGAATCTTGGCAGGTGCCGGTACCGCCAAACACGTAACCCTGATGAATTGCTATGTCAACGGGACTCTGGAGGACTCTATTGAGGGAATTGCTGACGGGAAAAAGCGCCTTCTCATTACTTCTGCTATGGGTGGGGAATGGGTACTGACTTCTCCCCTTTACGTCCTTATAATGCTCGAATCGAACGCCTGGGCAGTGCGTCTTCAGGCGCGGTATCTTTTATGGATACTTTTAATGGCGACGGAAAGACGATCCGTAGTGCTGGCGAGCGGCGTGCTGCTCAGATGGGCACGCTTTCGGACACGCATCCGGACCTCCCGGAATTCATCAAGGCGAAAGGTGAGGGACTGAAGAATGGTACGATGCGTCTGGCGGAATTTAACGTATCGGTGCTGGTATCGGATGCTTTCAAGGCGGCGGTAGCCGACGATGAGGAGTGGCTCCTCTATTTCCATATCCCTCCGGTTGGAGATCGTTCGTTAGAGCTCACCTCACGGGATTTTGTCGATGACAACGATGTTCAACAATACGTATACTCAGTATGGAGAGCTCGTGATCTATGGGCCCTTATTACTCGGTACACATATGAGTTCTCCGACCCCGGTATCATCTTTATCGACCGGGTTAACGATCTCAACAACCTCTCCTACTGTGAGACCATACGGTGCACTAACCCGTGTGGAGAGCAACCTCTCCCACCTGACGCAACATGCAATCTGGCCGCCGTCAATGTTGCCAACGTCATCAGACTCCCATTTACTCCCGATGCATATGTCGACTATGATCTCCTCGCTCAGGTGGCACATTGGGGCACACGATTCCTGGACAATGTGATTGACGTCACGCACTACCCGCTCCCCTCTCAGCGCGATGAGGAGTTTGCTAAACGTCGAACAGGATTGGGGATGCTGGGGCTAGGAACTGCATTCTCCGAGCTGGGCATTCGGTACGGGAGTGTAGAGTCGGTGCAGACCGCCCGTAAAATTATGAAGACTATTGCCCTGGCTTCATACCAGGCATCAATCGGGCTAGCAGAAGAACGTGGCAGCTTCCCAATGTTCGAACCGGAGATCATCGAGTGCGGCTTCATCCGTGATATGCTCGATGAGGACATGAAGGAGCAGATCACCGAGAAGGGGCTGCGTAATGGTGTGCTCCTCACCATCGCTCCTACCGGTACAGGTGCAATTGCTACAGGTAACATGTCAAGTGGAGAGGAGCCAGACTTCGATCATGAAGTTGTGCGTCGTGTGCGTCGTAACAATACCGAGGAATACGACTCCTATACGGAGCAGTCCTACACCAAACGATTCTACGAGTTCTGCACCGGCCGTACTGACATTCCTGATTATATGGTCACGGCACAGAACATCTCGATACTGGATCACATCAAGGTGCAGTCTGCCTTGCAGGAGTGGGTCGACGCCTCGATCAGCAAGACGATCAACATCCCAGAGAATATGCCCTATGAAGAGTTCGTAGAGGTCTACGAGCTCGCCGATCAGTATGGGTTGAAGGGATGCACCACATACAGACCGTCTGTGTATCGTGAAAGCATCCTCACGGCTAAGTCAGCCAGCACAGCAACTGTACCCTTAGTCCCTGTGATCGAAAGACGTCCGGATGAACTCACAGGAACCACGTACAAACTGAAGTGGCCATCCCTGACGAGCAGTATGTTCGTGACGATCAACTACTATCAAGACCGGCCGTACGAGATCTTCTTCGCGTCCAAGGATGCCAAGTTCCAGGACTTCATCACAGGCCTCACGCTGATGATCTCGGCTATCTTACGTAGCTCGGTGGATCCTATCATCGTCCCGAGGGAACTGAAACAGGTTGTCTCTACACATGACACTTCCTGGGAGGCTGGAAAATTCTACGGCTCTCTGGTAGCCAGGATCGGTGCTCTGATCGAACAGGACTTCATCAAGCACGGAGTCATCGGTACCAGCACCAGCTCCAACGCAAAGGCAGCACCCGAGAAGATCATTGAGCAGAGGAGTCACAAAGACACCTGTCCTAAGTGCACGGCTCCAGCACTTATTCACAAGGAGGGGTGTGCAACCTGTGAGAACTGTGGGTACTCATCATGCGGATAGACGACGACCCAATTAAGAACATCGCTCGGGAACGGAACAAGACACACGGAGACTATACTGACGTGGCAGGATACACCGCGCAGTTCAGGCAGATCCTCGAGACTGCCACGATCGACCGTAAAGCAGACAGCAGGATCCGCCTATCCGATAGGCAACGGCTGTCGCTGGATATGATCTGCAACAAGATCGCACGTATCCTAGCAGGTAATCCCAGTGAGGAAGAGCACTGGAAGGATATCGCCGGATACGCCTATATTGCAAACACCCCAGAGGGAGAATACAAAGATGCCGATGGAAACTGATGGAACCCTGGGGCAGAAGGTCCACGCTCACCTGAGCAAGCTGGGCATCGAAACCCCCATGCATCGTAACATGGAGGGCCCCACCAAGGGGATAATCGAGACCCATGTATTCAACATCCTCTTCGCACTGGGTCTAGACCTGCAGGATGACTCTCTCGCGGACACTCCGAAGCGTGTCGCCAAGATGTACTGCGAGGAAGTGTTCAGTGGGCTGGACTACGACAATTTTCCCCGCTGCATGGCGGTCGAGAACAAGATGGGGTACGATGAAATCGTTCTGGTTCGGAATAATGTTCTACGGAGCATGTGTGAGCACCATTTGGTTCCTATATATGGCCGTATACATCTGGCGTATCTTCCCAATGGAAGAGTCATCGGTCTCTCGAAGCTGTCTCGTGTCGCCTCTTTCTTCGCTGCACGACCCCAAGTGCAGGAGAGACTCACCGAGCAGATCTACGCAGCCCTCTCCCTGATTTTGCAGACGGAAGATGTCGCCGTCATCATCGAGGCCGAACACTTCTGCATGAAGCTCAGGGGAGTCGAGGATGCCTGCAGCGATACCGTGACATCCAAAGTCGGCGGCCGGTTCAGGAACAACCCAGACGCTCGGCGTGAACTCATGGCGCTCATAAATGGAGCAAGAGGATGAGTGATTCCACTGTGAAGGAGGTTGAATTCCTCAAGGGGCGTGTGATCTACACGCTCAATGTAAACATCGATGACCCAAATGATTTGGTCATTGAGCATGTAACGATAACAGGGACCTCTGTGTCCGCGCTGAAGGAGAAGGATATCGATCCCGATATCTTCGTCGACACCCTTGATGAGGACGACTGGGAGCAGATCCGTTCTTCTCTTGGGCTACCTGCTTAAATGCAGGGGTCGGGGAGAGGACCAAGGAGGCGCACCGTCGCCCTCTCCCCTACAGGCACCTATAGAGGGTGTCAGGCACCTGGTTCGTTATACCGCGGCCGGCCACGTGATCTTCGGGAGCCCCGCGACGAATTCCGCAATCGTAGGTAGAGGCGATATCGTACCCGCGTCCAGTTGGGCGAAGAAGGCCTCTCCAGCTTCCCAGACGTCACTACGAAACTGGTGCATTGCCTGCCCTTCAGCAGCATACTTCACATTAGGGCTGTCCCTATATGAGGCGCCCACTGCGATGCCGTCGTATTGTCTCTCCTGAGCCGTATCGTTGAGATACTTCGTCATCGCAAACTCGTAGTCCTGCTTCTTGGGAAGGGAGTCCTGATACTGCTGGGCCAAGAATGCCTCCTCTTCTGCGGGCGTCATCTCTCTTGCGACACCGTTAACTACTATCGTTAGTGCCATGTTACGTCGTGCCTCCTGTATCCTGTGTTAAACCAGATATGGTGATCGTATTCCCTCGAGTACGTAGTGGCCACTCATACTAGCCCCCAGATTCACCACTTGAAAAGCGTTGAGAGCTGTGGTGTTGCCGACCAACATGGTATATACAGCATCTCCCATATGATATGTACCAGTAGAGGGGGCGGCCCAGTTACCCCCGGTTAACGTAGCGAACCACTCGCGAGGCTGGTTGAAATCGTAGAACATGAGAGTAAAACTAAAGCCCCTATTCGCATCCAGCAATGTATTAGCTCCAAAACTAAGGTACATATTGGCATTGTTTGAGGAGCCTCCTTCCACGACTACGGGAGTAGAACTAATCAAGGAGGTATACGCATAATGGTCGGGGATCCATGAGGAGCCATTATCAATGCTGACACGTGCATAAAAGCCTGAATCCATTGTTGCCGGAACGAGCCTCGCACGCAGACGGAGCATTCTATAGGCACTCAAGTTTGTAAAGTTCACCTCACTCACTGCAGATATAGTAGCCCTCGTGATATGCTCCCACAGCGCGAGCGAGTGGTATCGGGTGACTCCTGACGACCCCATGGCTAGTCGGTGTCTGAGAGAGTCGTACGCTAGCACACCCGAAACAGTAGGAACAGGAGTAGACGAAACTGGTAAGCGAAGACGTGCCGGAGTAGTTTGCACTATGTGGTTGACTGGATCTACACTATACATCCCGATCCAGGTGGCGCCATCGTAGACCTTCATGACCCACAGAGTAGATACCGTAGTATCCAGCCAACGTGTTCCTGCCACTCGATAGGCAGGTTGTGTAGCTCCACTGTGACATGTATGAAGAGCGTTCCTCCACGCATTCAAATCAGTAGCGAGTTGGGTACCGCTGTCGGACCCAAGCATCGTTCCAAAGTCATACTGTGTCATGTTAAGTCCTCGCGCCCTCAATATAAGCCCACGAAGTTCCGAAGGAACCTGAAGCCAGAATTAACTGGACCGCATTACGAGCTGTCGCCTGATTCCTGAAGCCTTGTGCTCTCCACTTCCACCGCTCCCCACTGGTCCCTATGCATTGAGAACGAGTAGATATGTGGCAATAAGTAGCCTGATTGAACTGGTCGAGTTCAATTATACCTGAGAACTGCTCATTCGCTGCGTTGCCGACAACATTACCGCCAGAAAGGTAAAATCCCGTTGCATTAGCAGTTGCGGCAGCGTGGGTGGTATTGAACTGGTACCTCCACGAAACCAAATAGTCGGATGCTCCCGCATCATACGAGGAACCGTTGTTTGAGCTGGTCCTCAAGTAGAGGGTGTTCGCATCCGTAGCAGCTACCCCGAAGTAATGAATCCGGATCTTGCTGAACGCGCTGAGACCTGTATAGTTGATAGATGCTCCAGTTCCAGAGAACGAGCCGATCTTCTCCCAGACAGTAGGAGCTCCTCGCTTGGAGTAGCCGGCAACTCCCGATCCCACAACGAGCGTCTTGTCGGTAGTATCGAACCAGGTATCTCCAATTGTGACAGGAGTAGGCGCCGACGCTGTAGG